CGACGATTTCGTACACTCCAATGGTGGATTGCACGATCGTTATCCCTGATCGCGCATCTCTGCAGAATCGTAAGAATCTGCGGAAGATGTTCTATGAGCTACTCAACAACTCTCAAGTTGTCGCGGCCATCGAACAACTGGACTCGCCTTACTAATAACCTTAACGGGTTATTCGAAAAGGTAAATCCGATCGCATTATGAAGGATTTCATCGTGCTCGTCCTTGTAATCGCTGTGTCAGCGATTACAGCTCTCGCGTTAGTGAGGGCCCCATTTAAGGAGGTCAGTTATGACCAAAGTGGTAAAGATTCAGCAGTTGTCCGCCCTTACCAGAGCGGCCGTTCTCAACCTTATGACGACGTACGGGGAGAAGATACAAGATGAAAATCTTAAGTCTTCTTTCTGTGCGTCGCTGGTTAAGAAACTACGGCCCACTAGTAGGAACCTCTCTCTTAGAGATGTTGCGCTTAAGAAATTCCTCCAAACAGAGGAAGATTGTAAGCTCACAAATCGAAAGATCAGATCCTCGTTGAATGGAAATATTTTCTATTCCGACGGTGATGTAATCCACATCGCTGCTCGAAAAATTGCGAGTATCTTAGGGTCCTTTAGTATTGAGGAAATGTTAAACTTAGGTCGTTTCGGCCCGGGTTCAACTTACCTTTGTCGGGGAACTGATGTATCTAGGGCGCGGAAATTCGGTTTGACCGATGTCACGCCCGAATTCAACAAACTAGCAAGAGGCTTGCTAGCCGAGTATCCTCTATGGGCATCCTCGCTCACAGACGCAGACGAATTCGCACTCGTCTGTCCTATGTTGGAGGTTGTCCCAGGTGGAAGATACTCAACTGTCGAAAAGGATTCATCAACGGATCGTTCGATAATTGTCGAACCCACTATTAATAGCTGGTTTCAACAAGGTATCGGACGTAGCATCAGACGACGACTTCTAGCTAAGACAGGTGTTAATCTAGACGATCAGTCTATTAATCAACGCCTGGCTCACCTTGGAAGTGTATCAGATGATCTAGCGACCGTTGACCTGACGAATGCTAGTGATCTAATCAGTACAAAGCTTGTCGAAGACTTGCTTCCTGCTGATTGGTTCTTCTGGCTAAACATCACTCGATCGCATCGTGTGAAGATAGATGATTCCTGGCATGAATTAGAGAAGTTCTCCTCGATGGGGAACGGCTTCACGTTCGACCTTGAATCATTGATCTTTTACGCGTTAGCGTACGCTGTCACAGCAACCCAGGGGTATAACACCTTTTGGGTTAATGTGTTCGGTGACGACATTGTCGTCCCCAGTGGAGTGGAATGTGCTCTTAAGAAAGTTTTCCATGACGTTGGTTTCCAGATCAACGACAAGAAGAGCTTTTTTATTGGGCCATTTCGCGAATCATGTGGTCATGACTATCATCTTGGTCGGAACATTCGAGGGATCTATATTAAAGACCTCTCGACTGACTTCGATTTGATGAAACTCCATAACCGCATGTACGAGTGGGCTTCTCGTAACAAACTTTGTTGGGCAAAAGAAAGGAAGTTTTTACTTTCCCGACTTTCGCACATCAAGGCCCGGATACCACCCTCTCTCGGCGACTTAGGGATACATTCGTCTTTCGACGAATGT